ACTTGCCAACGACCTTTTGCTCTCCGGTCTCTTCGTTGGTCTCGATCTTATCGATGAACGACCAGAAAACGACCATGCTCGCTTTCTCGCCTTTCTTGATCCGACCGCCTTCAGCCTGTACTTGGTTATACGTAAGCCATTCGCCCGCGCGACCGTCTAATAACATCTGATTCAGTAATGAATACGGGCGACCGTTGCTGTGGCTAACGCAGCCCATGAACGTGCCGTGCGTCCACGGTTTTTGCCACGGAATAATACCGCTTTCCAACTGTTTGATTAACGCGTCCGTTACTTGGTTATAGATATTCGATTTCATCTTTGTGCCCTTTCTTTAGATATTGCAATGCTCTTCTCCGGCGAACGGAACTTTATACTCTCGCGTGCAGGTATTGCCTGCCATCGGGTCGCACTTCTCGCAAGTGTCTTTCACCGCTGCCACAATGTCGAATAGTACGATCCACCACGATATGTGCTTGAAGCTCCACGATGACCAGTGCCATGTCCGAACTCTCTCGACTTCCTTGCCGCCCTCTCTGCGTACCATCCACGACCCTGCGCCTCCGGCTTCGCAGTACTGAACTTTTCCGTCCACTACTCGGAGCCCAGCCATTCTGCACGATGACCATTCTTCGTTATTGAACTTGCGCGGCTCAAAGTGCCATTCGCGGTCGCCGATTGTCTCAACGATTTCGGCTTTGAGAGCGTTGCGGGTTTCCTGTGCCCATGCCAGATTGCTCTCGTACTGTTTTTTGATCTTTGCGATGTCGATTCTCTTTGCCATGATAGTACCTCCTTATGAATGAAGAAAGAAAAATCTCTCTAAATAAAATACCTTTGCCGCGTCTTTGTTTACTCCGAAAGAATGGACCTCTTTCTTTTCCATCGACGTGTACTTATACTCTACGGTATAGTTCCCGCTTATTTCGTACAATACAGCGTAGTCGTATTTTCTGCCGTAATTCTCTTTTTTGCGGAATTGCGAGATAGTTGTCTTTTTTGCTTCCATGTGTGTGTCCTCCATTTTTTAGTATTGATAAAAAGTTACTTTCGGGCCGTTGTAGATTTTGCACTCGCACTTGAATGTCTGCGAAGCGAATGCTCTACGTACCATCTTCTGAAGACGCTCCCACGAATTGTTTACGAGGCGAAGCAGGTAGCCAACACCGACCAGAATGTTCACCCGAACTCCGTTTACGAGACCGCTCACCTTGATCTTCCAGGTGCGATTGATTTCGGTCTTTGTGTAATTTCTTTTTTGCGATTTCATCTTTTTATAAATTTTTTTGTAAAATTATTTGTATATTTCAAATCTTTTTTGTAATTTTGCAAAAATTTTGATTTTGTTTATTTGTTGTTTTTTGTGTGTTTTTTGTGTGTTGTTTTTGAATTACGTCGCAAAATTAGTATAAATTTTTGATATATCCAAATTTTTCACAAAAAAAATGCAAAAAAAATGAATTTTTCGCGATTTTTGTCATATTTGGACACAAAAAACACCAAAACTCTACACAAATCATGGAAAAAGTTGAAATCATAAACGCGATGCTTGCCGAGCTCCAAAAACGGGGTCTTTGGCGGCAGTACAAGGACGTAGCCGATCGGCTCGGAATGAATCGGGCTACCGTGTCCTCTGCAATTCATGGTCATCCGAACGGTTGCACCCAGTCCTTCATCTTCAAACTGAATGAGGCTTACGGGTCGCTGTTCAATCCCGAGTGGCTGATCTCCGGCAAAGGTCATATGCTCAAAGCCGATGCAGACCTCGCAGCAGAAACGGCGGCAAAGGTAGCAGAGGCTGCGCGTATGCAGATAGACAACAGCATACACCAGCACAATGCCAGTAACGGAGCAACGGTCATCGAGGGTTGTCCTCCCGATATGACAGTCCAGCTGCTGCGTGTCGAAGTCGAGAACCTACGCAAAGACAATGCGCGGCTTGAAGCGGAGAAAAAGCGCCTCGAAGCAAAAGTCGATGAACTGCAGCAAGTGATCATCTCACAATTAACAAAGTAATATATATACGCGTATGTGTGTGCGCGATTATAAAAATAATAATATGAGAACGAATATCAACGACCTGTCCTCCCGGTGGGCGCAAGTGTACTACACACTATATGCCCTCCGGCGCGTGTCCTCGAAAAAAGAGTACTGCAACGCAATAGGTATGCAGCCGCAGAACTTCCGCAGTATCGAGACCGGAACGCGGTCAGTACCCATGTCTGCCCTGCTGGGTGTCATCAACGCTTACGCGGTCAGTCCAGAATGGCTGTTCCTCGGTTCAGGTAATATGCTGCTCGAATAATGGCGACCGTCCGCTATACCATATCGAAACGGGTGCAGTCGGGCCGTGCTGAAGTCCGGCTGCGGTTCACTGCCGGGCGTGGTGTCGATTTCCAAGCCATGACGCGTATCTTCGTGCCTGTGCAGTACTGGAATACCCAGACGGGTGCGCTGTCGTTCTCCACGCGGTTCGTGACTGCCGAGACTGCCGAGCTACAAGCGCTGCGGCTCAAACTGTCCGAACTCCAAAAAGCGGTGCTTGACGCGTATATGCAAGACCCGTCACGCGCGATCCGTGTCGAGTGGCTACGCGATACTATCGAGCACTACCACCACCCGGACGGACTGGGCGAGAGCATCCCACTCTCGGAACTGTGTCCGCGCTATGCGAAAGCGGTCGGACTGGCTCCGGCCACCGCAGCCATATACGATGTCATCGCGCGTATGCTGGTGCGCTATGGCGAAGCAGTCCGGGTGCTCTACACCGACGACGTGACCTCTGATGACCTCGAGCACCTGCAGCACTTCATGGAGCGAGAGGCGACAACGGACAAAGCAGGTAAAGCGAAAATCATCGAGCGTGGGCGCAATACGATTGCTACCCGGTATAAGAAATTACGCGCGGCGTGTTCGTGGGCTGTACGCAAGCGGATCATGTTGCATAACCCTTTCGACGGGTTCTCCATACCCTCCGAGGTTTACGGCTCGGTCGTGGCGCTGACCATCGAGGAACGCGACCAGATAGCCGCAGCAGAGAACCTGTCCCCAGCGATGGCGATACAACGCGACGTGTTCGTCTTTCAATGTCATATCGGTTGCCGGGTGTCCGACCTCGTGCAACTTACCCACGATAGCGTGACCGCTGACGGGTTCATCGAGTACGTGGCGCACAAGACCATGCACGCCAGTCAGCAACAGCGCAAGATACGAGTACCTATCGACGAGACGGTGCGCACTATCATTGACCGCTATGCCGATGCCGACCCGGTCAAACTGTTGCCGTTCATCGATCCTATCAAATACAACGTAGATATCAAAAAGATACTCAAACAAGCGGGTATAACGCGGCAAGTCCTTGTGTACGACAGTACGCACGACCGCCATGAGTACAAAGCCATCTGCGATATCGCTGCCTCTCATCTTGCACGTCGCACCTTTGGCTATAACATGTTCAAAGCGACTATGTCGGACCGGATCACCGCATCGATGACCGGGCACGCACCGGACTCGCGCGCGTTTAACCGCTATGTAGATATCGACGACGACATGAAACTCGCAGCCATGCACAAACAAAACGGGACTTCACCGGCTAATCCCGACGAAATCCCGACATAATTGCGCATCTTTGCGCCAGTTAGTGCGCACGGCACGGTTTTTGTAGGTATTAAAAACAGCATAGCATGCGCATAGTATGCTCAAACATGCTAAAACGTGTGAAATTATACAATAGTCCCAGCGGGGTCACAAAAGAGAGCGACTAAAACGCTGTAAATCAGCGCAAATAGTCGCCCTCTTTCTTATTTTATCCCGACCAAATCCCAACTTCGCCGATTTTGAGCCGATTTTCGCCCTTTCTTGTGTGTCTGGTATATAGTTATACTATATAGCCCACTTTTTCACCCAAAATCTGCGATTTGACGCGTTCAAATGCGCAAAATGATTAGTTTATTACCAAAATGATTTGCTGCCGTTATAACGCGAAAAAAGCGGGTTTGCCGATTATCGGTGCAGATATGCCTTAATAAATGCTTTCGCGGTCTTCAAATACGGTATATAGTCCGCGAAATACCATACGGCAATCAAAATGACGATGACCAACAGCCACCAGAACCCTTTCGTGCAGTTCTTGTAATAGTCCGGCACATACTTGACATACTCGGTGTGCGTGGTGTCGTTCCTCTCGTACTCCGATATACGCTCCCGGAGTGCGTGAACGATCGCCTGCAGGCTGTCCTCTTTGCAGTCCGCTCTTATATATAGCGGCTGGTTACGATAGATAACTTGCGGCTTGAGGTTGCCGAGACTGTCTAACTGCCTTTGCGCGTTACGCAGTTCGATATCGAGGCGAATACGCTTGCCCTGCTCGGTGTGTAACTCTGCAAGGTAGGCATTACCCAAACTATCGCAGCGAATGAGCAACGCGGCTTGTGCGCTGTCGCCAGCGAAGCCGACCACACTATCGAAACGCTCGGTCGTGTTCGTTAACTGGTGGTCGGTGCTGGTGACGGTCTTCGGTGTCCGGCAGGCCGTGAAGCATACGAGGGCTGCAACGAGTGCGAGCCAAAAGATCCTCTTTCCCATACTGCTATCAGTTGTCCGTTGTGTTCAGTTATAACTAAACCGTTGCTGAATCGCTCGGTCATGGAATCTCGAACTCTAACTGCTGCGGATACCCGGCCGTATAGTCGTACTGCTGTACCTCGTCCGGATCGGTCAGCGCCTCAACGGCTGCTTTGTGCTCTTCGGTCTTGCGATAGCAGTCGATAGCATACAACTCGAGAGCTGCGAGCATCTGGAGTGCTTGGTCAACCGGGAGTGTGTACGCCTTGCCGTTCAAATAGATAACGGTCGTCTGCGCGCCTGCCTCTTTCTCGATGCTGATCGAGTTATGCAGACCAACGCGGGTCGCTTTGTCTGCCCAGCCGTGCTCTCCGTTAATCTTGAAGCCGTTCACCTCGTCGCTGCGGTCGTAACCCTCAATCGAGATACGTACGCACTTCTTCAGGTGTGCCAGGTACTCGGCAGCAATCTGCTCGAGTTCTGCGGCGGTCGGTTCGTGGTCGATCTCCACCTCAACAGCGCTGACGATACCGTCCTCCTCTTTCGCGTTCACGCGTACATAGTAGAACTGCTTGCCACTACGCTGCTTGCTTGGCTTGACAGCCTGATATTCCGATGCCGGAATACTTGTTCTTACGTAATTCATAATAGCTTTGCTTTAATTGGTTGTATTGATTATATTCAATCAGGGGCGTTATCTTGCCCAACTGTTTTTCTGCAAATACGAAGCGTTTCATACCTCCGACATGTTCCCATGTCCTGTAACGTATGCTATACGACGAATGATGGATCATATACCCGGCATACGAGTTGTACCGCTGTACGAACTTGGTCACGCTCTGAACCTGCTCGGACTCCGGCAGTCGGTTGTAGAACGATACCATATCCCAGCAGTTGCCCTTTGTCCGGTTGCCGGTATAGATGCGACCGCCTTTGATGCCTACACCTACGAACGTGAAACCCTTGCGTACCTGCTGTAACGATATCTTACGCGGGTGCAACGTGAGACCGTCCTCGCGTAGCCATTCGCGCAACAGCGGAATGATCGCCAGCAGTTCCTCTTTCGTACGGGCGAATAGTCGCGCATCGTCCACATACCGGCAGTAGCCTACGCCGCTTGCCTTGACCTTTTTATCGAACGGCGACAAATAAAAGTTCGCGTATTCTTGGCTCGTCAGGTTGCCAATAGCCATACCCAAACCCTCGCCGCACGTAAATAGGCTCTTATCTTTTGCGAGTAACTTCCACAAGCCGATATCGCCACGCTGTTCACAAAGGAGTTCCGGACAGTGGAGCGCCACCATGCGCGTCAGCCATACGATCTGCTCGAGGTCGCTGCCTTTGTAGTTATCACGCAAGAACACCTCGAGGCGGTCTGCGAGTTTTCTCTTCGGGATCGACATGAAAAAGCCTTGAATGTCGATATCCAGAACCCACCCGTCTGCGTACTCGATAGATAACTCCAGCGCTTTCGCGTGCGCTGCTGCTGTTCCTTTTCCTTTGCGGCAGTTGTAGGTCTCATCGATGAAATCTGCCTCGAATAGCGGCATCGTACGCATCATCAGCAAGTGATGAACGATACGGTCGCGAAAATCGGCTGCAAAGACTTCCCGAACCTTTGGCCGTGTGACACAAAACGCAATCGACCTCCCGATTTTATACGTTCCGTCGTTCAGTTCTTGCCACAGCTGGTAGAGGTTGGCCGCTTCGTTTAATTCAAAGATCGCACATGACTTGGTGCCACGCTTGCGTTTCCTGCAGTCCAAATACGCTGCATATATCTCCTCCAAAGAAACCCATTCGTCCATATTATAATTGCGAAAAGCGCCATCGTGGTGTTGTTGTTATTCTTGTTGTTGTTGTTGAATCCTCCGTTGTTCAGTTTTACTGCGTTACCTGCATTGTACTGTGTAGAAGTCCACCAGTTACCGCTTCTGCTGCCATTGTCTTGTTCTTAACTCTGTCCGTGCCCGGCTGGGAGTAGGCAGCCCCCTTATAAAAAGGACGCACGCTGTCGGTTACGACACCGACATTCCGGCTTTGTTTTCTGCTTGGGTTTGTTTGTACCACCCTGCCGCCTGCCTTTCGACATTCGCCAGTAGTGGAATCGTCTGCGCGTATATGGTCGCACTATGCGCTTTGTCGCCCGTGTATTCGTGCTCGATGACGAACTTCACGAGGTTGGCTACATCGTAATACTCATCGAGCAACTCATCCAGAACCGCCTCGCGATCCTTACCGCTTGCGCGGTTTGCGCGTGCTATCAAACGAATGATGCGGCGCGCTCCCAGTACCATATCTTGGCCGAGGTCATGCCGCACCTCGTTTGTCAGTTTCTTTTTGATGACGACCACCTGCTCCAGCAGCCGCCACGCGGCTGTGTAGATCGGCAGGTCTTTTGCTCGTTTGTATTCTTTGCTTGCCATAGCGTTGCAACTATCATGAGGGTGTCAGGGCCGGGCAGGAATGCCCGACCCGTAAAAGTTCAAATCAAAGGGCGAAAAGCGCCATCGTGGTGTTGTTGTAATTCTTGTAGTTGCCGTCGAATCCTCCGTAGTACAGTATTACTGCGTAACCTGCATTGTACTGTGTAGAAGTCCACCAGAGACCGGACGTGAAGCCCGGAGCGGCGAGACCTAACAGCGAGTGAATGGCCGTCAGCTCTGTGATGTTCTCCGCGAGTGCGTACATCTGACCGTATGCGCCCAAAAAACCGTGCTTCGTCACGCCTCCGACGGTTATCGTTTCGCCGAAGCAATAATCTGCAGCCGGTGTTCCTATACCCTCGGTGTCGCCGATGTCAATAATACTCTCGGTGTTCGTCTGTCCGTCGAGGTCCAGGACAGCCGCAGCATGGCTCTGCTTGAACGGCAGCAACGACTGGTCGAACTCCACATTTGCGGTTGCCCACTGCTTGCTCTGCGTGGCTACCGGCAAACGATACATGAACGATGCACCAGCGGCCAGCAGACGAGAGGTGTTCAGCCCTATATACTTAATCGTGGCTTTCTGCTCTGCGGTCATCTGCGCGATGTCCTCGTGCGTGTAGGTGGCGCCAGCGTCATCGATGCCGTAGATGCCCACGTCAATCCACTGTACGTAGTGCATAGGAACTTGGCGCATCGGTACACCTGCGATATGCGTCCAGCTGGTAGCGTAGCGCGTCATAAAGCCCGAAACAACCGGCTCTTTGATTGTGTACGTCTCGCCGTACAGCACTTGGAACTGGCACGTGTGGTCTGCTCCGATAGTACCCGTCAGCGTTTGGCCGCCTTGTATCTCACAAGTGACCTGCAGACCTATCAGGTCGGTGTCTTGGGCCGTTACGTCCTGTAACTGGTTATTGTATACGGTTACGTGCACATTGATCGTCTCGTAATTGGTTTCCGGACGTTGGAACGAAAGCGTAATACTGCGCTCGTCGAGACCTGCAGTGTAGGTTTGGTCCGGAATATCCCGGTATCCCTCCAGGCTCTCTACATCGATTGTGTAGTTATGGCCTTTCGGAATGTCGAACGTGCAGTTGCCGTTATTGTCGAGCGTGCGGTTCAGAACCTCCTGCGTGTTATTGTCTTTGACCAGTACGGTCAGCCCGGACACAACACCTTGCCCGTCCCATGTCGTTACATGGAGCGAGACGGTTTCCACGCTCTCGGTCTGCGGGCTCTCCAGTTCTACCCACTGACCGTTTTCCCGGATGTAACGAACGACCCAGCGTTTGTCCTCCTGCTCGTCGTAGTGCGTTTCGTTGAACTCGATGCCCTCTTTCGGGTCGATGAGTGCCAGACGCTGCTCTTCCGTGCCGATGAGTAGGTTCATCTCGACAGCAGTACTGCCGACGCATTCCCATTCGCCGTCAATATACAGCCATTCAACGTAGATGTTTCCCGCTTTCTCGTCCTCGGCGGGTACAAGATAAATGATTCGAGGATCGCCCTCCGAAGGCAGTTCCTCGACAATCTGCGTCTTGAAGCCTACGCCCAACGAGAAGTCGAGCACCATGCTCTCCGGCAGAATAACTCTTACGGTCTTGCCATCCGGAGTGGTCGTCTCCGTTATGAACGTGACCAGATTCTTAAATGTCTTTGCCATTTTGTTCTTGGTTTTAATTGTTATTACTTACCCGTCAGGGTCTTGTATTCTTCTTTCGCATCGAACGAGGGGCACGACTTATTCGCAAAGTCCCGGTGTCCGTAGATGGTGACATTCGGGTACTTGGCCACCAGGTACTTCAAAAGCAGTTGCAGAGACGCTTTCTGCGCGTCCGTGCGCGTGTCTTTCGGTTTCATCTTCTCATCGCATCCGCCTACGTAGCAAATACCGATGCTGTTGGCGTTGTGCCCCGTACAATGAGCCCCAGCCGTTTCAATAGGTCTGCCCGGTTCGATAGTACCATCGAGGTCAATAACATAGTGATAGCCGATATCGCTCCAGCCACGCTCTTTGGTGTGCCAACGCTTAATATCAGCAGCGCGGTCATCCCGTCCCTCCGGAGTGTCCGCACAATGTACAATAATCTCTTTAATCTCTCGCATAACGTTTCGATTTTAACTTGTGGCGGGAGCAGGGTTCGAACCTGCGACCTCGAGGACATGAACCTCGTATGCTACCACTGCACTATCCCGCGATAAAAAGAAGACCCGCCTTTCGCTGCGCTTTCGCCTGCAACGTCCAGCGAGCCTCTTATTCCTCTTCCGGCTTGTTCGGGTTGTCCGGGTTATTGAACTCGACTTTCGTGCCTTTGGCTGTCGTGATCTTCGCATCGATACCTCGGTCGATTGCTTCGCCTGCCTTGAATAGAGCCGCGAAAGCGAATAACTCTCCGACTGCCGCTATCACGCTGCTGTCGATTAGACCTTTCGGCGGAATGAACATCGAGACAATAAGCATCAGCGCCGATGTCGCACCCAGTAATATCGCCGCCTTTGTTTCCGGACGGCATACGCCCTTCTTCTTTTCTTTCTCCTCTGCCATGACGCTCAATTCAATACTTGTATATGTAACTTACTGTCGGCAGGGTGTCCCGGACGCTTACGGCCACAAGCGCAGTCGTCATTGCGATGCAGGTACTTGACGCACGAATGCAGGTATAACTCTGCCATTTTGATTGCCTCCGCAGCTACGTCCGTGACCTGTGCCCCGTCGGTCGGTTGGCTGTACGATCCCGTCTTCTGAACGACACCGAACGCGGTTACGTTGACCTGATTATTACGCAGCACGCGAGCGTATGCGAAATACGCTGTCGCCTTGCATATGCCGTGGCAGTACTCGCGACCGTTCGGGCCATCGTAATACGCACCGTTCAGCAATACCAGATCATCGGCAGTCGGTTCTTGCTGCGTCGTCAAACGCTCGTATAACTCCGCACCGAGCGCGGGCATGATATACGCATCCTCGCACTCTTTGATATAGGGCTCGAGACGATTGTCCCGGAGATTAGCAGCGATATCGCGTATCGCTCTTATGTCTTCAATCTTGGTCAGCATGCAGCATCAAAATGTTATTTGCCATATCTTCCGGCAGTCCGTACACAATCATCAAAATCTGCTTGCGCTGCTCTACGGCAACGGTGGCGTTGGTAGCCAGTTCGACAACAGCCTTTGCGGTGTCTGCTCCCAGTAACGACAGCAGGGTTTCCTCGCCGTACGAAAGCGGCTGTATCTGGAAATTATAATCCAACGGCTGGTGCCACTGCTTGAACAGTCGCGCGAACTCTTGCTCGAGGACCTGACGCTCGTTCGATGTCATCGAGTTATACACACGGTATGCCTGTATCATCGTGTCGTTCGCGAACCCTTTCGAGGTGTCCTCGCAGCGCAGCTCCGGCGGTTGGCTGAAGCATTGGCCGATAGCCTTGCGCACGCTGTCCGTCGATACCGTGAACTCCTTATCGTAGTTCTCACCTTTCATGGCGATGAACTGCGGCAGGCTGTCTTTGTCCTTGACGGTTACGTGCATGATCGATGCGGCTTGCTTATCGCCCTGCAACGAACGCAGGACCTCGCCCGTCTCGTCAAACTGCTTCTTATCCTCCTCATTGTTGTCGTCGTAGTTCGGATTGATCTCCGCGAAACAACCGGCAGGCATGAAGCCCCTGCGGACATTACGATACGTCACATTCGACACACCCTCTTGGGTGCTCATGTCGGTCAGTACGCTATCGTATATCGGGAGCGGGTACGAACCGCGCTTGTTCGAGTAGATGAAAATCTCGCCCTTATAATCGAGAATGCCATTCTCCTCCAGCGCGATCCGTTCCCGGAACACCTGCACGTCCGGGTCGTATAGCCAAAAATACTCGATCGGTATTTCCTTAAACTTACGCCACGAACGCTCTCCCCAGTCAGGGTGCAGGGCAACCTTGCCTGCGTATTCCGGATCGTTCTTATCGTCCGGACACAAGCGCACGTTCTCTAACGGTATATGCCGCATACTGGTAATCTGACCCAGCAGGTTTCTATTGACATGTACCGCGAAGCCACCGAACGAAGCCAAATCATCAGCGCAGAGCTGCAGCAGAGTATCTGCCGTATCTCCGTCGCTGTTTACTACTATCTGATAGTTGTCCTTATCAGCGAAGCCGCGACCGTAGATGAACTTACGATAGCGGTCGAGACAGTTCACACCGGTGTACGATGAATTAACAATGTCGATGACACTCTGCGGGTAGTCGTTATCCTCTCCCCACGCGAGTATGTGCTTCGGCAGGTTCTTCTTGACCGTGACCCGTCCCTTTTCGTATATGATTTGCTCCGTCTTCATGTGGTCCTACTTGTTAGAGAGTTGCCAACAGTGCATCGAGCAAAGCGGCTTTGTTCGCCTTGCCCACTTTGATACCGCGACGCGCTACCTCGCTTTTCAGTTCGTTGTAACTCATCGCGTTAATCTGCTCGGCTGTGAGTTCCTCGCCCTCGTCGCTTTTTTCGCCGTTCTCCGGCGCTTGCGCTCCGTCGGTGGGTACTTGTCTGCCCTCCGTCTTTTCGTCGCTGTGAGCGGGTTCTTTTGCGCCCTCTTCGGGCTTGGGCTCTTCAGCGGGTTTCGCGGGTTCTTTGGTCTCGCCTTTCAGGAGTTCCTCCAGGTTCTCCGGCAGGACTTTGAACAGCCGCTTACGTGCGATATTGTCGCGCAAGTACGCAATCGCGATCTCGTCAGTCAGGTTTGCTGCGGTGGCCATCGGCAGTTTGCCGAACGTGTCTTGCAGCAATGCGCCAGTACGCAACTGGAACTGGCATGCTTCGATTTCTTTCATACGCTGTTTAACGTCTTTCATTAGTAACAAAATAAGCGCATCAGCAAGGCACGAACCGCACCCTCCGAGCGACTTATTATACATAGCGAAATAGAGGTCGTACACAAGACGCTCGACCTCGTAATCGGCTTTAATAGCAGCGACCATAGCGGGCTGCGTTTGCAGCTCCGCTTTGTGGTCGTTCCACCATGCCATCAGTCGCTCGTATTTCTCAACGATCTTTTTCATAACGGCATGGGTTAGCTGTTCGCATTGCTCTGCTCGCAGAGTGCATTCAGGTCATCTTCGTCACCTGTGAACGTACGCGGTAACGTGGTCTCTTTTGAGATGTCGTCGCTTGCGAGTACCGGAGCCATCGCGACGTTGTCCGTCAGCGTCGTGCTATACGGGTTCTCGGACATCTTCAGTCCGGAATCCCAGCCGTACACCTCGAAGATATTGTCGCAAGTGTCAACGCACTTACGCTTAACAACCGCGATTACGCGTGCACCTGCCAACTCGTTGACGAATTTCTTCGCAGCGATCGTGTCTTTGAAGATGCGCAGCGTAACTGTGTGGTCGTAATTGTTCACATACGTGCCTTTGTTGAACGTAGCACCTGCCTCGTTTGCGTTGTCGATGGTCTCGAACAGATACGCATACTTGCCGTCTTTCATCGCGATAGCGGATATATTGCCATCGGCGGTTATCGTCGATTCGGCTTTGTCCACATCGTCGAAGTTAAGCAGCCACACATACGAAGACGTGCCACCGGTCGGAAGTGCGCCACAAGCGCCACCTACGAATCCTGCTGTAATCTTACTACAATCCATATTGTTCAAATTTTTGGGAGTTCTACAAATAAGGGGAGAACGTTCCTGCTTGTGCTCGGTCGGCTCTCCCCTCGTTCCTTAATAAGCGGCTACAAAGAGCGACGGGTCGAGCAACTTGGCATCGCCGTTGCCCATGCCCTCAATCTTCACCTTGCGGGTGTCTTTGTCGTACCAGATATCGAGCTGGTCGAAGTCGCCCACTTGGTCGAAGCCTACGCCGAGAACTTTCTTCGCGGTTGCGAGAGCGCGGTGCGGCTTGTTGTAGGTCGTACCGTTATCCTCGTAGGCACGAATGATCTCGTCCCACATCGGCATAGCGATAACGTCCCAGCCGTTGACTTTGAGCGCCGGCATACCGTTGATGAAATTCTCCTCACGGCTCTCGAGAGCAGCCACTGCCACGTCGGACAGACTCTCCTTGTACGCGTCGTAAATCGACTGCGTAACGTAGATAGCCTTATCCTCCTGCTGGCGGAGTACGATCGGAGCGACGCGGGTCATCTTGTAGAGCAATGCTTTCACATCGCTCGGGTCGAGCTCGCTGTCCTGCAGCGCTTTCGTCGATTCGCTGTTAGCAGCAATCGCGAGACCCTGCGCAGCGTTGGCGGTTACCTGCGTGAAGATTTGCTTCCACAAACCGTCAATCAGGTTGAAATAGTTCGTGTCAACGCCTGCCGTGATAACACCACCGTCGGCAATGTTAGCGGCATCGGTATCCATGAACCAGATGAAACGCCACAAGAACTTCTCGATCGAGCGGTGCAATGCGGTCACGATAGCGTCCACATAGTCCGTCCCGGTGAGGTCCGGTTTCTTCAAACCGTTCTTCAGGTCGAACGCTGCGATCGTGCTCGTGATGTCCGTATAGCACAAGTGCAGCAGAATCTCCCAGTCAGCGGGTTCCCACTTTACTTTACGCGTGCCTACGTTGTAGTCCTGTGCCTGCGGGTCACAACCCTGCGATGCACGACCAACGAGACCGCCCTCGCCGATGAAACCTACCTCGGTGTCAACTTTAATGTTGTCGTAGGTAGTAACGAAGGACAGCGCGCCCTCTACTTCGGCCATCAACTCCCAAACGAGTTCCTTAACGGCCTGAACTTGCTTTCCGGAGAAATTGAAGTTCGAAAGATCAATCTTTGTCATAGTTCAGTCCTCCTTACTTTTTCTGTCCGCGACGCTCGCGAACAGCGTTCTTAATATCCTCCACCGATTCGGCCTTTGCGGTCGGCTTGCGCACGGGAGTTGTACGCGAAGCATTCTGGGGCTTGTAGTTCGAAGACAGTTGCGCCTGCAACTCCTCGATAACGTTCGCTGCCTCCTGCAACTGATTGCGGAGGTTCTCGTTCTCGGTGCGCAGGTTCTCCACCTCTTGCTCTTCCGGGTCTTCCGGCTCTGCCTCTTGAATCTCCGAAATAGCGCCGTCAGTGATTACCACTGTACGACCATCGGGGAGTTCGAAAGTGCCGTCCGGAGATGCCGGCATGCCCACTTCGAGGGTGTCGTCCTCTGCCTCGGTCGTGAAGAGAACGTTCCCGTCGTTGTCTTTGTGCTCATAGTTCACGGCAGTTCCCAAAATGTTCTTCAAACCTTTCAGGAAGTCGCTTGCCATGTTCAGCACCTGTTGCTTGGTCTTTGCCATGTCACTTTTGTTTTTTTGGTTATTGATAATCGCCCCCCTCTGCTTTCGGAGGTTCGTGTTGTACGCGTTTATCGAGCCGATGAAGCCATGCTCCATGAGCCAATCAGCAGAACGCATCTTTTCTTCTTTCATGAACTCGCGCAACTCATCTTTGTCGCCACCCGTGCGGTCAACGTAGATGTCGAGAATCTGCTCCTGCTCTTGCTCGAGTTCTTGGGCAGCGACCTTGAGCTGATCCGCAGTCATGCTATCCCAGAACTCCGAGCGCACGCAGTGAATGAGTGCTTTCGAGTGCTTATTCGCCGAGCGGTTCTCCAGCGGTGCCGCCAGCAGCATGACGATGGCCATCGAGTGACAGCCGCCCTCTACGTTGCAGTAGATATTGCGACCGCTCGTGCGAATATAATCGTAAATAGCGAAGCCCTCATCGACATAGCCACCGTCGCAGTTGATATTGAACTTAATATCTTTCTCGTCCGGGTTCTCATCGAAGATACGCTTCACGGTATCCAGGGAGAAAAAGACGTTCTCTTCTCCCCACATTGCAGCCCAGCGGTTTTCGCTTTCCGGGCCGATAGGTAAATTCAATTCAACTACTAACATGTCGTCTTGGAGTTTTTGCGACTGCAAAAGTACGCAAAATTATTATAATATGCAAATTTTGAGTACCGCAGTCCAAACGCTTTTATTCCGTAATTCCATTTTTGCGCGGTTTAGAGCGCTTTTCTTGTGTCGGGTGTGTAATTTATCGCCCTGCGTGGGTTCGTGCCGTTAGAACGAAAATTGTAGGTCAAAAACTTAACTGCAAGAGTTCAACGGTGCATAGTTTCCCCGCTTCCCAGTCGCTTATCTTGTTTACATAATAGTACCGCCCGAACTGGCGCAAGTATATCGGCGTAAACTGGTCGAAGTTGTATATATCGAGCGGAGTCAGCATCATCTTGATCTTAATCAGCACGACCTCCTGCAGTACGCTTATCAGGTTCGAATAGTTCGTCAGTATGTCCGTAGGCGTGACGTGCGAGACTGCATCGCCGCTATTTGCCCAGCGAATCAGGTGCGGTGTGGTCGGGTCTTTCCACTCATACGTTCCGTCGTCTTTCTGCTGCCACTGCTCGATGCGGTCAGTTCGGCCGCTGCTGGCTTTAATGTCGAGCAGGTTCTTCGAGGGTGCAAGGTTTACGTTGTCGATAGTGAACGTCCCGGTGTCTTGGTAACCTCCGAGCTTATTCTCCTGCAGTTTGATGACGTTCTCCTGCGCATACGAACCGAAATCGAAATCCGCTTCGAGTTCTTCATCCGTAGCCACCCGGCTCGTCCAGTCCGGAGCGTACTGCTTGCGCCCTACGATATACGCGAACGTGTGGGCGATGACCGTCTTCGTGTCTGCCTCTACCTTGACCGTCCAGCCGAATACCTGCGACAGTATCTTGAAAAAGTCCATTCCGTTCGCGATGCCGACATTCGGCTCGAGTTTCATCTGCTGCCCGGAATAGGCATTCTCGCTTTCGTCGTCCAGGACCGTTTGCACTTTCCATTTTGCTGACGAGAGGGTCAGTCCTGTAAAGTACTTCATAGTCGATCCGTCGTAATACGACCACTGTGTCGTCCCGTCTGCTCCACCAAAGGACTTGTACTCGGTATGCGGGACAGAATCGTCCAGATCGAATGTCGCTACGATATCATTGCCGCTTGCGTAGAACATTGAACTGCTGATATACGCAACCGGTGTGTTCGCTTGACCTGCTACGTAGTTCTGATCATAGACCGATAGAATGACCGAACCGCCTGCACCCACAAAGTTACTCAACACCATCGTGGTGCTGATTCTATTATAGTGCGAATCATAATAGGCAATCGGAGTGAAACGTGCCGTAATACGCGTATGCCCTCTACGCGACTTGCCCGCGTTTGTTATTACGTTGTCTATGCCGGTGTTCGATTCGCTCGAACTCCACATAACATTTCCGTTGCTCGACTTCTTACGCGTGGCCATAGACAGCCACAACGCATCGAGAACGCTGTCCGGTGTGTCGGTTACGAATGAGTACCCGATCTCTGCCAGCAGGCTATTCAGTACACCAGTATTCGCCGCTGCTCCTACTCGCAGTAACGGTGTCGCGTATATATAAAAGTCATCCTCTTTTGTCTTCATCTGCGGTGTGTTCCCGGATACCGCTATCTTGGTCGGCATAGGGTACGAGTACTTCAACCCTGCGGCTGGTGTCGTGTTCGCAGGCAGGCTGATGCCCGGCAACGTCACCTGCGTGGCTCTTGACCAGTTCTTGAAGTCCACCTCTTTCATGAGGTCGAAGACGCTTGCCGTTCCGGCGAGTATCTGGGTCTTATACTCCGTCAGCGTTGCCGTGTCGATAATGAGCACGCCCGCGTGAATGATACGCAGCCCGTCCGCATAGACGTTACACGATACGCGTCTATAAGGTGTCAGCGCAGACACGAACGGCATACCGGCATTACCCAGTACCTCCTCATTACGCTTCGTGCGTGGCAGTGTGATTGTGTACGACCACGAAGCCGTGCTGTCGTTTAACTGCGCGATATCGTTACTCTCGAAATTGAACGGAAACGAGCTCTCGAGCAAATCGAGGTCTCGCTCTCCGTGCGTGTTGTCATAGACTGTTATCCGATACATACTAATAGTTCTTTCTTTCGGTTACACGTACCATATCTTCCTGCCCGCGATTGATGTCAGTCACGGCCACATACATTTTGAGTTGAGAGATCACCCCCTCCGTATCTGCCACCTGCTGTGCTCGATCGATTGCTTGCTGTCCTACAAGACCACCCGAACCGTACAAAGGTACACCTCCGGTCGATTGATTGATGCGCGAGAGTATCGGCAAATACCGGCTTGTGGCTTTCTTATTGATGACAGCCTCGCCACCCTCCGCTTCGATGAGCGTTCCGCCCTCTTTGTGGCTCGGTCCTTTTATCAGCATACCTTTGCTTGCTTTCGGGAGCGGTGTCGCTGCAGCGGCTGCTACTTGGGCTGTTCCGGTAGCCGTTGCAAGTGCGAGTGACGCGATACCTACCGGGTTCGGGATCGGTCCGATAGCGACCGGCGATTGCGCAAGCGAAGCAATGATCGCGCCCGCTGCGTTGAGCAGGGCATTCATTACGGCCATCGCTTTCTGTCGTTTCGCCTGCTTCAGCGCGAGTTCCTTTTTCTTCTTCTCCGCCTCCGCATCGATCTGCGCTACTTGCGAATCATACGACTCTTGCGAGATCAACCCGGAATCGAGACGCTCCTGCAGGAGTGCTTTCTTCTTCTCGTTCTCTGCCTCGTACTCTTCCATCTCGGCGTTCTCGTGTTCCTCCATAGCGCCGAATACGGTGTCTATGATATCGAGAGCACCTCCGCCCCAGTTGGCGAGACTGTTTGCCATGTTATCCAGGTACTCGGAACGTGCCTCCGCCATCTTCTGCAGTACAGCCGCTTCTGCATCCGCGTTACCCTTGACTGCTTCCAGTTCTTTTTGCAGATACTCGACCTTTGCGTTGTACTGCTTCGAGTACTGACCCGTCGCCTGCAGTAGTTCCTTATCGAGCAATGCCTGATTCATGGAGACCGTGTTCTTACGAATGATCTCCTCCTGCTTTGCGATGTCCTGCAGAATCTTGATCCGGACTTTTTCGTCCTGCTCACTCTCGAGTTCCCTTTGCAGTAGTTCCTTTCGCTTCTGCGCGTTCTGAATGGCTATCTCCGACTTACGCGCCTCGGTGGTTGCGTAGTTAGTGAGTTCCTCCGCGCTCTCCTGCTCAATAGCATCAAACTCGATTTTAAGGCGCTTATCGAGCAGCTGCTTGCGTATGTTCGTCTTTGCTTCCTCGTTCTGGCGGTAGAGTTCTTGCTCGATAGACAGATACTGCTCCATCTTATCTTTCATGCTGTCGTAATACTCCTGCATGCCAAAATCGAGTTCTTCGCCGTTGGCTATCTTCTGCTGAAGCATACGGAACTGCTCTACGTCGGTCTTTAATAAGCCCAAATACTTACGCGCTGTCTCGACGCTGTTGTCGTAAACATTCTGCTGTTCCGCGAGTTGACCCTCGAGGTCCTTGCCGACCTGCTTCATAAGGTTCTTGAACGCGTTTGTCAGGAACTTCTTGCGGTCCATCTCCTGCTGGTTCTCGAACTCCGTCATGCGGGCATTTAACGCGCGTATCTGCTTATTATATTCGTCGAGAGTGATCTGCCCGGCTTTCATCTGGGCTTGCAGTTTCTTTTGCTCGGTCTCGTGCTGCGCTGCAAGCATCTTCTTATCCCATGCCTGCTGTACCTTGAACAACTCGTAGTTCGACGTATTGTTCTGCGCATAATAGAGTTCCGCAGCCTGCTTCTTGATCTTCAGCGCCTCTTGATGCTGCTTGCTCTCTTCCTCGATATTGCTAATACGCCTCTTGAGTGTACGTTCGCGTTCGCGTTCCGCTGCGTCGTTCTCGATCTTCTGAATCTCGGCAACGGCATTGATACGGGCGATCTTGTTCATCTCCAGTTCGTGCCACAGCTGCCGGTATTGCTTATTCAACTCATCGACCTTTTTCTTCTGCTCATACCACTTATCGGACTCTTTCTTCAGGGTCTTTAAGTAGTCCTCTTGCGCGTTCATGTTCTTGGCAACGAGTTCGATCTGCTGGTTTAGGTACTTATCGCGAACCTTTGTGTCTTTCGACTGTTGCTCCAACAGTTCCTTTTCGCGTTTCATGCGCTCCTTGTACAGCTGATCCTCCGTCGCACCTTTTGCACGCATATTCTCGAGATCGCGTTCCGTAGCCGCTTTGCTTAAGTCGATCCACTCCTGCTGGGCGTTCTTGACCTGCTCGAGAGCGTCTGCGGTTGCCTGTGCAGCGTATCCGTACTTCTCCATCGCATCGGCTGCTTGCTCCTCCGGTGTCTTGCCCCTCTTGAATAGCGATATCAGTCCTCCAATCGCTCCGATGAGTAATCCAACACCAGTAACGAGCAACATTACCGGGTTCGCTTTTAAGACGAGGTTCCAAGCCGCTGTCGCTATTGTGGCCGCTTTGGTCACTACGACGTTTGTCGAGGTTGCTGCCGTCTGCGATAGGGTAGCAACGCGCTTTGCTGCAAGTGTCTTCACACCGGACTTATCGACGAGTAGTTCGGCTGTCTTTGTGATGATATTCTTCTGCTCGACAGCGTCCTCTGCCTGCTTGGTCGTGATGAGCATCTTGCCCGCCTTAATAACAAAGGTCGCATTCTTCTGAATAGTTCCCAGTACGGAAGCCATCGCCTGCCCGGTCTTACCATACGTGCCGGTGGCCGATGCGAGGTTACCAAGAACACCAGTACCCTGCTCGAGAGTACCGAACACATCCAGCAACGCACCTTTGTAGTTACCTACGTTACGCACATACACACCTTGCGCCTCGTCGAGTTCTTTGAGACGCTGATCCACCACCGTCAACTGTTCCAGGATTGCAGCGCGTTCCTCGTCCGATGCTGCAGCCTTATACGCCGCTTTTAGTTGCCCCAGTTGAGCCGACAAAGCGTTATACGACCCCTCTGCGTTGCGTATCTCTTTTGCTTCGTCCTGAATGATCTTCGTCTGCTCTTGTATCTGCTTATTCAGGGCTTTGATTTGCTGGTCGAGACGCACATAGGTAGTCGTCGTCTTGCCGTTCTCGTTTCCGAGCTTCTTCTGCTCTTTGATCTCGTTCTCCTGCTCTGCGCGTAGCTTGGCTATCTGCGCTTGCAGGTCGGCTATGTTCTGAATCGCTTGCGCGTTGTCAATCTCTACATTGAGCAACACGGATTGTGTTTCGTTTGCCATGATTATTTATTCAATTGCGGTGTTGGTAATTCGAATGTCATCTTCAGTTCTCCCGTCGTTTGGGTTGCCATGAACTCCTGCTTGTCGGTCTTCGGTTGTATCTCGATCCAACTATTCAGCGCCTCATCGTACAACTGCACTAACGGCGAATAAACGCATTCTGCGACGCTTTTGAGTAGTTTCTTACCGATTATCCCAGTCGATACCTCAACGGCGCTTGTGGCCTCTTTATTGTAGGAAGAACGCAGCCCGTATCGACCATACGTAACATACGGCTCGTATGTGTCATTCTTCGAGAGTGATTTCGTCTGCTTCTGGTTACAAGCAAACATGAAATAGTCCCAACCTCCGAGGTCGTTCACCCACCGGACATAGAACGGGTGCGCAGGTACTGGCATTTCCCGGATCAGTATCGTGTCTTTCGTCAATACTCCGTTCACAAGCGACAGCATGCCGTGTGTGTGTGGCGATGACGATACTTCATAAACACGATACGGCCACGGGTTCGTTGCTACCGAATAGACCATGTCGTCCACCTGCATATCGCGCGTCGAAGATGACATAAACGTATTGACCACGTCACTCTCGATGCCTTTCCAAAGATACGGTCTTCCTGACGGTCCTCCCGTTCCGTAGTACACAAAGGTCTTCGGCACTCCGCTCACTTTCGTCACGAAGCTGTCCGCGTGGCTCAACCCCTGCGGTGCTGTTGTCAGTACGCTTGTGACGTGGGCTTTGAGGACCTGCGCCATGTTGGCAAGCGCTGTGCTGCTCTCGTACTGCTCTCCGTCCAGACGCACGCTCCAGTTCGTTGCGCTTGTGTTATTGATTATATACGAGATCGTGAGCGGATACCCGGAATAGTGCCGCAACTCCTGCATGTCCGTCAGGAACTTAAACGCTGTCGCTGCTATGTTCGATCTTTGCGCCACTCCGCGCACGAAGATATAATCAGCCGAATTGATATTCGCGAGGACCTGCAGAGCGAAATCCCGGTTCGTATATAGGCAGCCCGTCGCGAGTGTTCCCACTCCTTCGTTCTGCTGAATAGACCGAAGCACTGCAGCATAGTCCAGGTGCGCGTGCCCGTTGTACTCTTCGGCTTTGAGGGTTGCTACTGTTTCGCCGTTGCGGTCGATTACCGTACGCTCCAGATCGCCGCTGTACGAATCCTCCTCGATAGGGTTGCCAAGATAGGCAAAATCTTGTAGTGTCATGCGTTATACTGTTTTACTCATTTGACTTATCGCATAAGCCGTCGTGCTCGGTTTCATACCGAAGTGCTGCGCGGTCTTCTGCTTGCTTCTTCCGTTCGCGATATGCCAAGCGTATATCTCGACATACTGCGCTGTGTTCGGTGCAATGATCCCTGCTCTCGCCAGCCTGCTTATCTGGTCTTTCGTCAGGGTGCTGTTTACTAATTCAAAAGCGTTCATTCTTCTTGTAGGTCAATGCGGAACAGTTCCCTCTTGATCTGCTCCGCGTAATATACTGCAGTCTTCTTTGCGAGTGCCTCTTTCATTTCCCGGATCGGTGTCGCCAGCACATCTTGCCGCTGACTCGGATCACGATATCGACGAGTACCCTCTTTGCTGATCTTGCGCATAACGCAGAACGCCCACGACTGCGCGTCTCTCGGTGTCTTGAATGTGAGACCCTTTGCGTTTGCCCACGCAAGCAGGCTGTCGCTAAAATCGGTGCTGCTGCCGCCTCCTTGACCCCACGCTGTCCGGTTCGGTTGGCGACCCTCGTCATACGTTCCGGTATAGGTCCAGCCGACTAACTGGAATCCCTTATCGGTACGGACTATATGCAGCATGCCGGACGTTTTGCCCGTCGTGTACTCTCCTGCTTGCTTGTGGCGGCGAATGATGTCGGCCACCATGAGTTTACCCAGCCTGTTCGCTTCGTCGATTATATTCAACTCATCCATGCTTGCTCGATTTTGACTTGATCTTATTCTCGATGACCTTATCCAGCCTGCGTTGGTATCTTGCTTTCGCCGCCTCTACTTTCCATACTGCAAATACGTCCATATACGGCATACGATAGACCTGCTCGAAAGTCCAACCGTATTTCTCAGCGAGATCCACTACCGCAGCCATGTCGCCTGCTTCGGTGGCAAAGGTTTTTACTCCTGCTTGCATCGCCTCCGGTTGCGGTGGTACATAACACTCGGCATCTTCTCTTTGCATCCATGCCATAAACGATTCGAGTATCCGCTCCACGTAACGCATGAGTAGTCTTGCCACGAATGACGATACGCGTATGTCATGCAGACATTCGATTACGTCCTTTGCAATGTCGATATCGGGTGTCTTCTTCTCAACCGCATCTCGGCATATTCTGCCAAGCGTTATGCGTTCACCGAAATAAAAGTTCCCGGACTCGATGTCCTTATCCCTCCGTCTTAACTGCATACCGTGATAGTATATTCAAAGACCATGTGCAGCAGTACCTCGTTAGCGTCAAACCCACGCGGCATGCAGTCCGTCGTGAACGAGGTCACTCCCCACGTCTCACGCAACAGCTTCTGCACCTTATCCATAGCCGGGCGCAGGGTGTTCTCACGAATGGCCACGCGCTGCTCTCCGTTATTGTGCATTTCGCAGATAGCGCAAAAATAAATCTCCTCCCGACGGGTTCTGCGCATGCCGAACTTGGTCAGGGTGTCCGTCTGCGTGTCGAACTCCTCGATATACACAAACGGCTTGACTTGCTGATCCGCGATGACGTTCACCATGTCCGCTTCATCGACCGTCACTTGCCACTCCGGCAGTAACGCCTCGATGGCTGCTTTCAATTCTAACTGGTTCATATGCCTACTCTTTGTATTCCGCCTCTTGCCGGTCGCACCTCGAAGACCATCAGCATCAATAGCGCATCGAGTATGTCCGGCGAGTGGCCTATTATCAATTTCATTTTGTCCTTTGTAATGATAGCCCGCTTCTTCGTGTCGTTATCGATATCCGCTGCTATCAGGCATTCGAGTTCTTCGGTCAGTCGGGCTTTGATTGACGCATCGCTGCAGATGACCCTCAAACGCCGCTGTAATACCATTTCTGCGAGCTTGTAAGCGCATTCGCTCTTCAGGTTGTTATAGTTACCCGAGAACGAGCGTGCTTCGCCGTGAAACTGAAAAACCGCGCCTCCTACGTATGTCGGTACGTATGCACCCACTCCGTCCGTATCGACCACTATCTGGCTGTGCGGGATCGCGTTCTCCCTGCTGCTCCTCTTGATGTCCTCGACCACCTCGTCCGGCTCCATGATAGGTTCAACCGTGAGCGTGATCGTGTCGCCTGCCCGGTTGGCTCGTACGTAACTGTCTCGACCTTTCAACGCCACGTCGGCAGATATGTACTTCTTCCCGGTGGTCGTGCAATGCTCGTTCGTGAATAGGTCTGCTATCGCATCGTAATCGAGCAGGGCCGCAGGGTTGTCGTCGTACTCCCACATACCCAGTCGCAGACGTTCGCGAGTGACCCGGTCTTTGATACTTTCGAGCGACCGAATGTAGTCCGCACTTATATACTTGTTATCCTCTACGCGTGCCGGAATGAAAACGTAATCGCTCGCCAGCGTGCCCTCTTTCCACGGCTTGTAAAACTCCGTATATAGCCAGTTCTTCTTCGGGTTGCAGGTAATGAGTATCTGCGCAGGTATTTCGTACTTATCATTCAGGTGTCGTCCGATACGGGACTTCAGTACCTCGAATGCGAGTGCGTGTACCTCTCCGGCTTCCTCTATCCATCCGCCTGTGTACTCCTTTGATCCGAACCGCTCGAACATCGGGTCTTTCTTCGGGTAATACGAGAGGTCGAGAAAATCGATCTGCGACCCGTTGGCGAACTTGATGCCCTCGTCGGTATATCGAAACGCTGTGTACCCGATATCGCTTGCTACCTTGCCGAATGTGACGACTACTGACGCTCTGGTGTCGGTCAGGTTATTACGACCCACGAAATAGCGTACGCCTGCGAGGTTCGAACAAACGAGCATGAGCCATGTACAACCGAGCCATGACTTACCACCTCCACCTGCCCCACCATAGAGCAGATATCGCGCACCCTCTCCGAGTGCGCACAGTGCGTCATGCTGTTTGTCCGTCAGTTCCATCCGGTTTCTTCTTTGGCATTATATTCGCATACCTTATCGGTTGTCCTCCGCTGGTAACATCGACAGCGAGTTCCTGCTTCTCTCCCCAGCCGCGACCTTTGCCGCGATTGTTCAAAAAGTAGATTATTGCTTTCGTGTCTCCGTCCTGCATCCGCTCTTTGAGACAGTCCTCCGCGAAATCGACCTGCTCCTCGTTCATGATCTCTTCCACCTCCGCAGCAAATTGCTCGTCCTCTTTCTTCCAACGATAGAACGTCGCGCGGTCGATATTCACTTTCTTGCACGCAGTCGTAATACTCGACATCTTGTGCAAAGATTCGAGCAGTAACTTCTTTATTTTCGTATCGTCATACATGTGAGTGTCGCATTTGTTGCATTTGTTGCCCCTTTTCTTGCGATTAGAGCGCATCAAATATCTTTTGTGTGTAATTACTCGTCAAAGGGTGCGTTCGGCAGTTGTAGCGCGTTTGTGCGCGTCTGCGTGCCTACGCTCTCCCGTACGCTTCGGGTCTCGGGTACTTGATATATACCAGATGCCCAGTGCGTGACCTCATCCCCTCGCTTGCGTGCCTGCCTGCCGGCCTGTGCCATGATCGCCTCAATCTCTCGCTGACTGTCGGCATAGTACTCGGAACGCTGACCGCTTCGGTAATATAATATACAGTGCGCTTTGAGCATTTCATCGGAGACCTCTTTCGGCGGTTTCAATCAAATGATAGAACTCATTCCGGAGCGCTGCGTCCGTCTTGAACTGCCCCGTCAGTACGGCAGAGGTCATTACACCTTTCTTGCGTGCGCCTCTCGATTCCTTGCACATATGGCGACCTTTCATGACGATAGCCATAGCAACGGGCGGGTTCTCCTTTCCGAGTGCTTCCTCGAGCATGGCGATGATGTCATGACCCAGCCGTTCTTGAATCTGGAGACGGGCAGAGCAGTAGTCCACCACGCGACCGATCTTCGAGATGCCCAAAATCTTGCCTTTCGGGTTCGGTATGTACGCAAAGTAATACTGACCGAAAAACGTCCTCATGTGGTGTTCGCATAACGAGTAAAAATCGCCAGTATCAAAGACGATCTCATCGCAAGTCAGTCCGTCTTGACCGTTGTCGAATGTGGTTATCTTCGGCTTTTGGCTTGGGTCGTATCCTCTGAAGATTTCCCGGCACATACGCACGATACGGTCGGGCGTGTCTTTCAGTCCCGGACGGTTCGGGTCTTCTCCGATGAACTGGAACACGCGGCGAATGTTATCCTCCAGGGTGTCTCCTTTCTCGTCCGGTAACTCGATCCACTCACGGGCCGGTATCTCTACGGCATAGATGATGTCGTTCGCTTTGCAGCACATCTTCTTATATACGACCGCTTTCCGGTTGGCTTTGAACTTCGCCAGCGTTGCGCCACTGTCTGCTAGGTCGTCCACTATCAGCGTGTCGATGGTTATCTCGCTCGGGTTGGTTATCACCGGCTTATTGAAATACTGCGCCACCTCGATTGCGGGCAGGTAGCCACCACGCGGAATGCCGAACACATTCGTAAATATGAACGGCACTCGCTCGATAGCTTTGCAGAGCAGCAGAATGTCTGCCGCGTATTCTTGATGCGTCTTCTTCATCGCACATTCAAAATCTTTTGGGTTTGTAAACTGATACGCCACTTCGGGTGCGCTTTGCAGTACTCCACGACCTCCCGGACTATCTGCGCGTTTTTCTCCGCGTTCCCGGTGTCGCAGGGTTGCAAATAATAATAGCGCGCCTCGAAATGATCGTACTTGCTCATATCGTTCTCACCCGTCCACACGACTTTGAGTTCGTCGGCGAATAGGTTCTGGCTGTATATGTCGGCATGATCCGTAAACTCGAACTTCGGGCTGACGGTTACAAAATCGACATTGTTCGGAACGGGTTTCGTGCCGTTCGTCTCGATGGCTACCTCGTAATCGAATGCGTGCAACTCATCGACCAGGTACTCCGGCAGTTGCAATGTCGGTTCGCCACCTGTGAAGATGACCAGATCGGCTTGCGGGTACTTGCGTATCTCGGCAAATACCTCTTCCGGTGTCATGTCGGTGTGTTCCTCGTGCTTGGTATCGCAGAACGGACACTTCAGGTTGCAGCCGGAGAAACGAACGAAGACCGCAGCACGTCCGGTGTTGCGACCCTCGCCTTGTATGCTATAAAAAATCTCGTTAATCCTCATCGCTGCCCTCCGCTACATATATGGCTTTGTTCCCGGTGCTCTCCTGCACGCTGACCTTGTACGCGGTCGGTATCTGCTCACATATCCAACGAGCCATGTTCTCCGCTGTCGGGTTGAAGTCCAGGACCTCATTCAGGTTCTTGTGGTCGAGCAGTTTCTCCACGCGTGCTTTTATCAGCGTGAAGTCCTCCACCATGCCGTTCTGGTTTAACTCGCGTGCCTTACAATGAACGACCACGATCCAGTTATGACCGTGCAGGTTCCGGCACTTGCTTTCGTAATCGAGCGTCAACTGATGCGCTGCGCTGATCTCCATCGTCTTTTGTACGTAATACATATGCTTTTTCTTTTTGGGTTGCTCTAATAACGCCTCTGCCAGCGTTGGCAAAATGAATAGTACCGAAGCCAAGCCGATGACTATTCCTAATATCGCATATTCATCAAATAACATAACTCAATACTCCAAAATTATCATTTTGCCTTGCCATCCATACCGGGCTGCTTTGGCGGGTTTCACATAACTTGCAGATTCGCTCGAGGTGCGCCCTCCTCATCGCTATCTCAACTTCTATGCGGTCTCTTTTGTCTGCTTGGTTCTTGGGTACTCCTGCAAGCCTCCACACGGCGCTTTTGTATCCCTCGAGCAGACATACGAAAAATAGTGCGTGCATCGCTACCTTTTGAGGTCCGTCAATCATTGCTGTGCATGTTTATTCGTTAGTGCTATTATCGCGTACTTCTCGCAGGTCTCCACCGGCAGCGACGGGTACGCTTCCCGAATCTTCGCCAACTCGGCTTGCAGTTCTTCTGCTGTGTAGGTCTCAGGCATCTTCGTACTCGGTTGGATCATCGATACCAGCGAACGCCAGCGCCTCTTTGCGCTCGACACAAGTTCCGCACTTACCGCAGTGCTTTTCGCCGCCTTTGTAGCAACTCCACGTCTCGGCATAGTTCAACCCCATGACCTTGCCGTGTTCTGCTATCTGCCCTTTCGTTAGATTGCAGAACGGAGACAGAATACGCACGCCGTTATATGTGCCGTACGCGGTTGCTTCCGTCATCGCCTCGATGAACGTTGCCCGGCAGTCGGGATAGATAGCATGGTCGCCTGCGTGGTTCGCTATCATGACATACTGAAGACCTCGAGACTCTGCAAGCCCGGCAGCTATCGAAAGCATGATGCCGTTCCGGAATGGCACGACAGTTGACTTCATGTTCTCGTCGGCATAGTGACCCTCCGGAATAGCCGCAGCGCCCTCGAGTAACGAAGACTTGAAATACTGCTTCATGAACTGCAGCGGAATGATGACGTGCTCGATCCCCAGCCGTTGGCAGTGCAGTTTGGCGAACTCGATTTCCTTTGCAGCATGATTGCTGCCGTAATCGAAAGTAACCGCGAGGGCAATGTGCTTCGCGTATTCGTGCAGCATAGTTATCGAATCCATGCCACCCGAGACTATTATCAAAGTATCTTTCATATTGTTACTTGTGCCGCGTTACCGTAACGCTCCAGTCGGTCAAATGCTCGTTGCCCTCCAGATAGACGACTACTTTCGCATACTTGGGCTGCGCACTGTTCCATATCTCGTTCATGACGGTCTCGGCAATTTCTTCAATCAGTAAATTAAACTCCTGCTCAAAAAACTTGCGATAGTCCACAATATCGATGACCTTCCCGTCCGGGACATATTCAACTACTACGTTTACTTTCTCGCGAACGCCAGTCACCTTGCAAGTATTCACAAAGGGCTTTATTCTTTCAAAGCGGATACGCCCCCCCCCCGCATACTCAATCGTTTTCATATATTTTTGTGTGTGGTTTGTTGACAAAGTAATCTTGCGGACCTGCTACGGTTTCATATATGCGTTTTAAGCGCTCAATATTCGTTATCAGTCCGTTTGTATTCGTCTCGCTGTTATATTCGTTTACAGCGGCATATACCGCCTCTGGTACGAGTTTTTTTGCTTCCTCGGTTTTGATCCGAGACTGATGCGCTCCGTCAATGTACCCGAAACGCTTCACTCCCGTCCAGGTTGTCGAATCGCATGACGTACAAAAGTACATGTCTTGCAGTATCTCTTGAATAGTGCAACCCAGTATGTGAATATCGATCGACGGCTTCCGGCTTTTGATATACCCTGCCATCTGCCGTGTTCTCTCCCTGCGGACCTTCAGCGGAAACGCCAGCGACGAAAACGAAATGTAATCGGAGAACTCTATCATGCGGTCTAACCCTTTCACTCCATCGATAGGGTGCCAAACATTGATGACCCGGTTCGGTATGTCGCGGCTGAATCGCTCCCGATACTCCCAAGCCTTTTCCACTCCGATTATATCTTGACAGTCTATCTCGACGCAGGTCGCTCCCGATGCGTGTTCCAAAGTGAACTGTACGAGGGCATCATACCAGCGTGCTATCGTCTTCTCATCCCCAGTCCCTTTGCGCGATCCGAACAAAAGCGTGAATAGTCCGCTATCCTGTATCGTGTGCAAGTTGTGCTGAATGATATTCTGCGGAATGGCTTCGTACTCGTTACCTTTCATCCACTTCAGCGGCATGATAGGGCTTTTCGGTTTGTCAAAGACCATGCGCTCCACAAACGGGTACGCTGTGTACAAATGATAGTTCACACCCATCAGGTCGGTTGCCAAATACTGGTTCTGAACCTCTGCGCCCGCCCAGTGCACTTTGATATTTCCCGGACAATGCAACCTCATTTGACTTTTACATCTTCGAACTCTGCCAACGCCTGCTGCAACTCACTCATCATGTCGTACTTGACATCGGCCATACTCTCCGGCAGATTGATCTTGACATCCTCGCCGCGCTCGTCCTCTCCGATCATCTCCTCAATCTTGACGGGGTCGGTCAAATAGAACTCCTTGCCGAATATCTTCAGTTCGTCCCGAGTGAACTCACGCATACCCTCCCGGTCGTCGCTGCCGAATGCGATATTCTCTTTCATGATATACGCACGCAGTTTGCGAGGCGTGGTCTTTGGTATGACTTTGCACGGCACTTCTTTCAGTCCGAGGGCTTTCGCCGCTTCGAGCCGTTGGTTACCACATAGAACGACAAACGCTCCCTGCTGCTCGTAAACAAGCAAGGGGCGCACGTGTAGGTATTCAGGACTACGCTCGACGCTGCTCTTCAATAACTCGAATGCCGTCTCATCGATGACGCGAGGGTTCGCAGGTACTTCCGGAATCTGCCCCTCGTTATGTACTAACTTCGATATGTCTATCAGTTGCTTCTTCATGCCAGTATCGCTCCAGGGTATTTGCTAATCACTTCGCGAATGATCGTCTTCGCTTTCTTATTATCCTCTTCCGAAAGTTCGTGCGGCAGATGCACCTTGACGGTTATATACCCCTCTTTCTCGCCCTTTGAGCCGCTTTCGTGGTCTTGGCTGAATAGTTTATCATCTAACGTCTCGATCGCCTCCCATGCGAAGACTAAACCGTCGTGCTGGAGTTCTACTTTCTCCCACTCGTTGGCGAGGGCATCCCAGTCGAAGCGTCCGGCATTGAAGTTGTCGATATGCACATACTCACGGAGCTTTGCTATCGGTGTCTCTTCTTTGAGGACGATTGCCTCTGCCTCTTTCCAGCCGAGCGCTTTCATGGCACGCAACCTCATGTTACCACCTATCGCGATATACTTGCCCGGTTTGTCAGGTAACGGAAAAACGACCAACTCACGGAGTTCGGTCATTTCCGGGTCGTCCTGCAGAGACTGTTTCAACGCTTCGAAGCGGTCGTCTTTGATGTACCTCGGGTTACGCGGCAGTCCTTTCAACTGCCCGTCGTTCTGCTCGATGTCTTTCAGTTTTACTTTCATAAGCACGGCAGGTCGGTTATGATCCGACGACCTCCGAGTTAACACCTCGGCGCTCTACCCACTGAGCTACTACCGTCGTATTGCGGTGGCTTGGTCGCCTCCTCACCACCGCCGCCTATCATGGCTAAAAGATGAAATCGCCGGCAAAGGTAATAATAATTTTGCGAATACGCAAATTATTTTGATTATTTTTTGCTCTTTTTGTGCATTTTTTCCATTTTGCGGTCTAAAAGTTACTATTCTCGTTCCAAAATTTCCTAAAACCGTTCCAAACTTGCATAAAAAGCCACCTACGTTTCCGCAGGTGGTTTTTCGTGTTTTTAGTCGAATACGCCGTCCTCGTGGTCTTTCATGGTGCATACCCTTTCGTTTATCCACCATAGCCCCTCGATAGGCTTCGAGTCGGAATACTTTTTGCCATATCGGTATCGCAGACATTCCACCTTGCGCATACATCCTTTCCCTTTGCAATATAGGCTCATAAGTTACCTCCTTTTCTTTTTCTTTCGCCAGTAGAAAAACGGTGCTTCTGCTACTCCGCACATTTCGTACGGTCCGAACGTTGGTAATAGCCCTCCCTCGCAGTCGTGCCAGAACGGGCAGAATGCGCAAGTCATATCAATACCGGTGGTTTACAAGATTTATAATCGCGAGCGGTTCGTCGAGGTCGTACGTGCGAATCCATGCTTTCCAGTCCTCGTACGATAGTCCGTCTTTCTTGGCGAGTTCCTTACCATCGACGTACTTGTTACCGTTGACCACCGCCATGCTCATCGAGTGCATCCCGTCGCGGTCGCGCGGAAAACAACACAACTGTACATTGATCCCGTCCTCTTTAGTCAGGCGCGCTATCTCGATCTGCTTGCTGTTGTAGGGTTTCCCGGACCAGATACGAACCGACAAACAAGCCTTGCCAGCGTAGATGTCCTCGAAGCGCTTATCCCACAACTCCCAGTTGCCTCGGAGCGTGTGCAACTTCACGTCGTAATTCGGAAGCCCTGCGTCCGTGTGCTCATCGATATGCGTTGCATCATATCGGGCGTTCTTGAACTTATCCTCGAAATAGGTCGGCTTCCCTGCTCTCGGGTGTCCTACCGGAAACGTCTGCGAGAGTGTAATAACATATACTTTAAGTGCTTTCATTTCTTCGACCCTTTCTTTATGTACATACTGAAATTTTCCGGGTTCAGTTTCTCCGTCAGTTCTACTGCCCGGTGGCCTGTAATTCCATTCCGGCGCATCCACTTGACTGTCTTAATGCACCTGCCTACATATCGCGATGTCTTTTCGCATCGCTTCAGCATATAATACCTCTTCGTATCATGTAGCTCGCGCAGGAACTTATCCGTATTCGTTAGCTTGCTCATTGCTCACCTCCTTTCGCTTCAGCAACAATCTCGCCGATTGTCTTCTGCTGGGTCTCTTTGTCGCGTTCCGTGAAATACCTCAGCAGGGCATCAGCGGCTGGTCCGGTATATGTTACCGTCATCACTCGTCCGTCCTTGCATACTGTCTTGAAATAGACCTCTCGGCAGTTAAGGACTTGAACGAATGTCGTGCCGATCTTCGAACCGAATGACGTGTATCGACCGTTCTTGATGTCGGGCGGGTTCTGGTCGAGACTGACATACTTCGGCGTGTCTGGGTCTAACGGGCCGGTTATGTAATACCACTCGATAGCTTCATCGAGTTCTTTCTCGAGGGCTTTCATCTTTACTTCGTCCTCTTCCGTTCCTGAATAGGTTTTCTGCGCGTTGCGCAAATCGCGTACTTTCGCGATGATTTCATCTACATTCATACTGTTTTGTTTTTTGTTGGTTTGTTGATAAAATTATTTTTCGGCTCTGCGCGATTAACTCGCGTATCTCCTTATCCCTTTGCGGGACTGAATTACATACGCCACGACATTGCCGGATCGTGCCGCTCTTGATCCCGTACTCGATTGTCGCCAGTCGATGACCTGCGGAGTCCCTTGCGGAGAAAATCAATACGGTGTGGTCTTCGTAATAACGATTACTGCCTACGCAATGGTGCATTGCCTCGCCCTCCTCGATGAACGATTCCACGTTCGGTAATGGGTATATGACGAGGTCTTTGCCCTCCAGTTGTAACCCTCTGAACTTGGCGATGAACTTCGAGTACTTGGCTTCCTCTTTCTTTGCTGCCTCCAGACGCTGCCTGCGCCGTTCCTCTGCTTCGAGACGGTTACGCCTGCGCTGCGTCCGGTCGTGTAGTTCTTTGAGGTCTGCCGGGCACACATACTTGGGCGAGTGGTCGTCCATGTGCAAATACTGCAAGTTCCGGATCGTGTCTTTCCACATGCTGCTGTCCTTGACGATATATCCGCGACGCATACATATCTTCATCTGCGGCCATAACTCCTTGCCACCATGAACGCCGTACAGTTCAAATAACGCCACCTGCTTCGCTTCGAGTAGCGTTGCAGCGTGTGGGTCTAATAGTGCTATCATGTAGTCGGCTTTGCACCACGGCAGGCTTGTGAACTTACCGCGCACCAAAAGCGGGTGCAGGCTGCGTACGATATACATACACGGAAAATTGTACTTCTCCGACGGGTACCCATGATAGCCGTACGAATACGACTGCTTGACGGTTAGCTCCGAATCGTGTCGCCAGTATGTCCAGGAACTATACATTCCTTTCAGTCCGTTGACGTTCTTCGCGAGGTCGCAAGCCACATCGCCTTTCGTCATATCCACGTACCGCTGACAAACCTCGCCCACGAAAGTGTACTCGGCTGGTTGCCCATGTCGCCACGCACGATTGACCTCAAACGTTCTTATTACTTGGTAATCGCCCACGCATTCTAATACATTGAAATAGCCTTGATCCGTTCCGTATGTGCCGCCTCGGTGTGGGTACGCCTGCACGCGCTTGTGGCAGTTTGGGCAGATAGTGTTCTCGTACCGCGCATTTCTTTTGAGACAGTGAGCCGGTCGGTTGCGCCTCTTGTGAGTAGCGCCGATTTCCTTCAGCATATTTGCATCAACGCTCGTCTGGTCTATCTCCCACATATCCGTCTTGCGCTTCCATTCGTGGCCGCACTCGCGGCATACGCATCGACCGGACATGTACTGCGTTGCTGACCACCAGAACGCTTTGCGGTAGCCGATTAGCTTCATCTTCTCCGTAATCGGTTTCAGGGTGTCTCTAATGGCCACCGCCTCGCGCTGTCTCTTCGTCTTTGGTTCCATAGTCTTACGCAAATAAGTCTAACTGAACGAATGTCTTTCCCGGTTTGGCTTCTGGCTTGCTCGGTTTCGCTGTGATCTTCTTCCGCTGCTCCTCGATAGCCCTTTCCATCGCCAGTTTGCGAGCCTGTTCCTTTTCCTCTTCGGTCAACTCGACTTTAGCCGCAGCCTCTTCCACTTTGGAATGCTTGCCGGGCATTGCTCTCCAGCCGCTCTGCTTCTCGACTTTGATATTATCTTCGTCGTAGTAATGCACAGCCCAACCGAAGACCTTTTCGTCCTCCAGATAGCCACTACTGCCTTTGATCTCCTTACGAGCCTCTGACATGATATAGTCCACGCACTCGTCGAGATTCTTATTCGGCTTTGCGTAACTGATTGCGAACTGCGGGTCTTGCGCTGCCCGCTCGTCCAAATACTTTTTGATAACGTCTTTCATCTTTTCGCTGTTTTGATAGGTTATAAATTCGTGTTCTTGGTCGCCTCTAATATATTCTTGAGAACCTTTTCCGCTCTCGGTTTGTACGTGAAGCATAGCAGGTGTCCGCGAGGGCGATCCTCTTCGCATTTTATTACGTCGTGCTCCACTATTAACGGTGTGCCGTTCTCTAACTCTACGGAATAGTATTTCTCACCTACTTTCGGGAGTTCTACGAGCCTACCGAGTTCGTCATTACTAACATATCCGTTCGCCTCCATGAATCGCCAGTACTGCGTCTCCTGCTCTTCCGTTGCTCGAATGATCGTAATCTCATCGTCGCTCTGAGCTATCGGGTGCAATAGGCAGCAGAGGCATAGCTGGTGTCCGGTGCTATCCATCTCCCAGCGAATGACGAAGCCTTTCTCCGCATTCTCCAAATTGAAATGATCGAACACCGCCATAAAATAGAACTGCCGGTTCTGGCCATGATAGATGCAAATCAGGTCGCCGCTCTCGATATCGAGTTCGCCTCGCCAGATATATACCGCTTCCCGGTCTCCGTATTGCGAGTGCCCGTTCTTTTTGATATACCAGCTGTGCTTGTGTCCGTACTTATCGAGATTGACTGTCTCGACGATTATCATGTCATTCTTCTCACCGCATTCGGTTGCGATGACCCGAACCTCTTTGCCGCTTGCGCTCACTAACTTGTAGGGCTCTCCGGCTTTGTCATACTTTGCCGTTTTCGACGGCGAGTATTTTTCAATCTTTAGTGGTTTCATCTTTCTTGTTATTGTTAAAAATCAAAACTTAATTGTACGGGCTTTCCTTTCGGTATTTGTGGAATTGTCCGCTCTTCTGCTTGTGGTGCCGTTGTAGGCGCTATTTTCGCCTCCTGTGGCGGTTCTTGGGTTGTCCCGGTAGATTGTACTTGCTCGGTGTCCGTTCGCTTGTGCGGGCGTGCGTATTCGAATAGCACTCCGTACGATGCGAGTTCGGCTATCTGCTTGTTACGTTCCGCGTTCAAAGCGTCCATGTCTGTGTCCGGTGTGTACTGCCATACCCACGACAGCCACTTGCCTTGAATCATCACGCGGTCGATATGCCATGCCGCCCACTGCTCCAGCATCAGCGCGTCCATATGAACGACCTCGCCTCTTACGCTGTTCAAACAAAAGTTGAGCAGGGTCATTCGGCAGCAGCGTCGGTCGATGTCGCTACCATACAGCCACGGCTCTCTGCCGTTCTCGCGCGACTTCTTCAGTCCTGCCAACGGTAGCCGACCACTTCCGCAGCAGCAGTCATGAATAGTCTCGCCCTCCGGATCGGTAACGCCCGCCATGAACGAGCAGACTGTTTCCGGTGTGAAGAACTGACCGTTCTCTCCGTGACTGATCCGGTCCATGAATATGTCACCGAAACAATCGTGATAGCCCTCTGCCGCTTCTCCTAACAACTGGAGCGCCTGCAGGTAGTTCTCGTCTGCCCGGTGGTCGAGAAAGTTCTTCCTCTGATACTCGTCCGGGTTCGCGATGAACGGAAACAGTGCGAAGTCGATGAAGCTATCGAAATTATTTACGTAACTCCTCGAGTTGTCGAGCCGTGCAATCAGGTCGGCCAGTTTCTTTTCTGCTGCGTTGTACATATACTATCGTCTTTTGAAGTCCCTGCAGGCTGGTGTCGTATTGAACAGCCCGCGTTTGATATTGTTCTCGTCCTTGTGGCAGTGGTACGTGATCGGGTTGCCGTTGAGATCACGATTCCACTCCGCCTCGAACGGTCGGCTGAACTTGCAGTTCCAACAAAGGTTCTGCGGTTCTTGTGATTTAGCTTTCCTTGCCATCTTGGTCTCCTTTCGTTTTAATTGCGTCGTCTGCCGGTAACGGATACCAGTACGCGACATTCTTCATTAACTTACCATCGCGAGGGGTCTCGAAATAGACGCACCCGTCTTTGGTTCTTACTACCACCTTTTGATTGTCTTTCGGCGGTTCGCTTGCCGGTATCCAAAGCAGGGGGCTTGCCTGTGGCTCTTTCGCCTGCTCCGGCTCGTATGCCGGCATTCCGAGGACGTTCTCGACAACGCGTCGCAACTCCTCATCTTTTATTTCTACTTGTACTGTCATTCGAATCTCCTTTCGATTTCGAGGCCTGCCGCTTCGGCTTCTGCCGTGCAGGCGAATTGAACTCGTCCGTCCGTTGCTCGCTGCTTCAGTATGCAGTAACCTTGTACCCAGTCGGTGCCAAACTCCTTGACCATCTCCTTTTGAGTATATATCTTGCAGTACTTATCGCAGTTCAAAATATCGGATATCAGCAGCGTCGGGTATCGGTGCGTCCGTAGCAGGGTGTCTTGAATATATAAGAGCCGCTGCATCGATAGACCGTCTTTCTTGATCATCCTACCCAGCACTATCCAGAACTCTTTCGGTTGCTGCGGAAAACAAGCAGCCATCGTAGCTCCGAACTCACGCAGGCGTGCGTCGGTCGCGGGCGGGTATTGTGCAAAGATACTTACGCCCTGCTCACTCGGCTGCACCGTCCTCTGCGTTAGCGATAGCGATGCCGACTGCGATTGCGTCGTAAGCTTCTCCGGCAGTAGTTCTTGAACGGCCACCGGTTGCTGTTGGTTTGCTTGCTGTTCCATCTTCCGTCAGTTTTTTATATCTCACGCGCACCCATGATGCGAAATGCGACTTCGTGTCCCGGCGACCTTTCTGCTGCCAGTCGGTTGCGAACTCGTTCTGCTCGTAGTAAGCATCGACGTACTCTGCTATCAACTGCAGCTGCTCTTCCTCGCTGCGGTCTTTCGTTACGCCCGCGCGCCAAAAAAGCAATCTTATTGCTTCCGGATCGTCCGTAAGCCAACCTACGACCATCGCGTATGTGTGTGTACGCGTGCCGTCGTCGTGACGTGAGATTATATAATTATATATATTATTCTGCATAGTAGAGGGGTCTGGGGAGACTATCGGCATTTGCCGACTTTTGCCGACATTTGCCGACGAATTATCGGCATTTGCTGACAAAAATGTGCTATTTTGAGTATTTTCGTCGGCATTTGCTGACATTTGCCGACTTTTGCCGACATTTGCCGATTTTTGCCGATCCTCACCCCAGCGAGACGCATTCGTCTTGACCGCTCCCAGATGACCCGCGTTGCGACGTTTTTCCCGGACCTCTTCCTCGTGGGCGGCATGCTCATCGATGTCGGTGCGAATCTGCGCGAATAGACCTTTCGCCATGTCGGATAGTTCGTCCGGCTCGGTTTGTTCCATTCCATACGAGAAGATCGCGCACATGACCTCGTCGCGTATATCGCGCGTAACTGCGCGTAATACTTGCCACCACGAGTGCTTGAATCTTATGTCCTTTCCGTTTGCCATACTTTTTCGGGTCGTTTCTCCGTTTTGAGAGGGTTTCGCCTCGT